TCCACCACGTTGCGAGTTAGAAGCAAACTCAAATGGACGCGCCCATCAAGCCCCGGTACACATACGTCGATCAGCAAATTGACTATTTAGAAACCACTATCAGAGATGCTATAAACGTACGGGATCTCAATTACTGGCGGGAAGTTGGAGAACTTTCGCTCTATGATAACGTCACGATATCTACAAATATAAGAACCGCTTTCCAGAATCTCTTGAAAATATACGAAACCTCCCACGAGGTTTCCACTATTATTGAGGAAACTGTAATTTTACTTCAAAATTGTGCGTGGTGTGCCTTGAACGTCATGTACGTGGAAGATTATCTGGAACACGTGAATAATGTGAGTGAAAATGTTTTACGAGTATTTCACAGGATTAGTTATCCGTATCTTCGCACCGAAATGATCATGGCGAACCACCACTGTGAAATGATTCAGCGCGTCTGGAGGCGCTGCGCAACTGACCCGGTGCACCCGGTTTGCCGCCGCCGCCTCACCAGGGAGTTTGACATGATGGTTTAAAGCATAGAACTATATGTAATGTAGCGAGAATGTATTGGCAACTTTTTCAAATTATCATCGTGACGTTCGTCCCCTTCGTCCCCGTGAACCCCGTTATTCGTCACCACCCAGACCTCACGAAGTACCTATGGACCTTCGAGTGTAATGGCTTCGATTCCATCTACGACTTTTTTGTAAAAAACCAGGGTAAAATTAAGAATCTATATTCCAAGATGAAGTTATTTTACACTGACACGATGGCAGCGAGGCAATTAGAAAACAAAAATTGTTAAAAAGTAAGATGATAAATTGTCAAAATATTTGTGTTGCAATTTTTGCTAGCGCATATATAATTTTATATGTGTTATTTTTTTGGAACATCAAAGAAATCTGGTGAGCCATACTCCCAAAAATTCATTAAAGTTTGTCTAAAGTCTTTTTTTGAATTTGGAATGTGAATTGGTTTCGTCCACACCTCAGCTACTTGAACTCCCGTATCTTGCATCTTCTTTTCTGGAACCCTTGAGATTACTTTCCCTATAAATGTTCCTAAAAAGAAGGTTATAATCATTCCAATCATTTTTCAAAAACAAAGTGTAATACCTCTAAGTGTCTAAAACTTTCGTGTCGTGTCTCTGCTTAGTGTCTTGGCTCGTACTTCAATCAAGTCTTTCACAATGTACATCTGCGTTTCACCTTCCCATGAGGAAGGACTCACTGGTCTTGTCTATGTGAACCCTACGGACGCTCGTTCGCCCTACGTCATCATCAAGGACCGGTGGGTTTACCGGTGTGCGCCTCACGCTGATGTTAAAAGAGGGCATATTGCTATGAACCTCGTCCAACGTCGTCAAATCAAAGAAAACGAGTTTGGAACCGATATCGAGGTTAGGGACTTTTACGTACCTATGAACCGCGAATTTGGTCTTTCAAGTCTGACGCTGGTCGTCGATTTTCTTTATAAGCAGACAGACCTGCCAATGCCAGACTTGGCAAGTGTCGCAAACGCTTTCAGGACCCACTATGAAGGTCACGTATTGCAGACTGATCAAGTTTTACTTTTATATTTTAACTACCAGATGCTTCGCCTCACTGTGACGAGCGTCTCGCTTGGTCTCGTGACGCACAAGACGGAGATTGGCATCCAGAGAAATTAGCTTAGAGTTTAAACTCGTTTAATGACCATGTACTTTTTCGTAATTGCCGTCTGGGCGTGGTCTCTGTATCTTTCTCATCGCACGTATCGTTCCATCTTTTACCCACCACCCGAACTCGAGTCTGACGCCGACTCTGACGTCGAGTCTGAGACGGAGGATGATCCGTATATTTATTAGTTAGAGCCCATCCGCGTGTTCAAAGTAAATCCCGAGAAACTTAGGGAGAAGGATGGTGAACACGTTTGTGATATCGGGAAACCTTCAGGAGTGCGTAAAAGCACTCGACTACCGGCGGTTGGGGAAGCAGCGCGTGGAGGCGTATCAGATTTGGCGAACGCTCATGGGAATCACAAAAGGGTGGCGAAATCACCCAGCTGTTAAAATGTGGGACGGGTACACTTGTTTTTTAGCCATGTATTGCAATGCTTGTATCGACGAATGGGTACTTCGTGGGTACAAGAATAATATGCAGAAATTACCTCACTGTGGAAAACCCCACCCTCCGTGGTGGTGGGGTCGTGAGGATGTGACCAAGTCACACCAGGCGGCGCTCAATCGTAAAAAACCAGACTATTATAAGTTTGATGTTCTCCAGAGTGAGTATCCGGGGTACGTGTGGCCGACGAAGATAACTTAGAGCTGTCTCGTGTATTATATATAAATGGTAAGAAGTGGTAAAGATTGTCTTGCAAAGGGAATTAAGTACGAGAATGAAGTATTTATCGACCTCCTACGTATTTTTGAAAAAGATGGATGGTCTGTAGGTTCTCCTGCCGGTGCAAAAAACGTTCCAGATATAACAATGACACGAGGCGCTGAGAAGATACCTTTTGAATGCAAGACTTTTAATGCATTCGAGGGCGGACAAGAAACACTCAAACTCGTAAATGGTCATTTCGAATTTCGTGGCGAAATTCTTTGGGATGGGAAGGTTCCTGCATGTCTAACAGACAAGAATTATGACACATATCTAAAAGAAAAAAAACCAGATTTTGATGATATATCAATACCCACAGAGGATCGGTCAACTGTTGCCAAGTATTACAAGAACAAGGGAATTTACTATATTAGTGTTGAAGGCAGAGGTCTATACCATACGGGTGAAGACCCTCTTGGATTAGGAGTTCCTCTTTTTGAGGCTGATACTGTATGGAGAATTAGGTTGAAATATCATAGTATGACAAACTATTCAATCACGGCATCTAATGAATATGTTGCCAAGTCACTCAAGAGATCAAACAAGAATCTACAGTGGTGGCATGATAATCACCTCTGAGGACTCCTTCGAGGCGTTCATCCCATATGCCCAACTCTCGGTGAAAATGCGACACCCTTTGTATAACTCACGTATGTAATCGCAATCATTATAACTTAGTATCCAGTCTTTTCGTCCCTTCATTGTCTCTGCAAATGCTTCATGGTCAAACGACTCGTGCATGTCCCCGTCCTTTCCATAGATGTAAGTCTTGATATAATAGGGTGGATCGGCGTACACGAGCGTTTCTTCATTTTCTGGGTGCGCGTTTAAAAACTCACAGCAATCCATATTAGAAAACTGAATTCGCGCCAAGTCGTTCGTTTCGAGGGTCCTGAGGGACGAGTCGTTGAGCCGACCAGTGGCTGCTTGCGCCGAGTAACCACCGCAAAAAGTGGAGCCACTGAAGGAACACCTGTTGATGATGTAATAGGCAGCCGCTTATTCAATCGATTCAATATTCATAATATTTGTTCGAAATTTCATAAACTTTTCTTTTGTAACGGGCATTTCGTCTCGAACCCTTTGTATGAGAGTTTGAGCGTTTGATTTAAGCACGGTCCAGAATGTATACAGCGGTCCAAACAGGTCATTTGCTAGGACCGTGTACCCATCCTCTGACATGGCAATTTCGAAGCTCCCTCCCCCAAAGAATGGCGACAGGATAACCTTTCTTCCAGGGAAGTGAGTATTTACGTAGTTTTTCAAAATTTTCACAGCCCTTGTCTTACCGCCCGGATATCTCAAGGGTGACTTCATGCTTTAAATAATATCGCCCACCTTAACTGTATCTTTCCACCAAAAAATGAGGGTAAATCTATCCGAATCAAGTACTTTCTTAACTCCGTGCATATTTACAGCGCCATTAAAAAACGTGAGCGCTCCAGTGACTGGTTTATATGTAACGCCTTTTTCTGTATAAAATTCACCTCCTCCATAATTATTATTCAAATAAATCAAACTATTAAAATCTGTATCTTCCCGTCCACGGGAATCATGTTTGTGAAGCCCACCTTCAAAGTTTTTAGGCCAGATTTGAATTTGAGCTTGACTGCATGTAAGACGTACAGATAATTGTTCCTGTAAAAAACACTTGACTTTGACAACAATAGGGTCATTCGTTATATCTATTGTACGTTTATCCCAATTTTCGACGCAATCCCTGTCATTTTCAAATTTATTCCATTGTTCTGTCATTATATTTGCATAATTCTGACATAGTGATTTTTCCAAAAAATTCTCAAATACAAAAACGGTATCGTCCATTTCACTAATAAAATAGTGGTTTTAACCTTTAAAGCTTCGCGCTTTAAATTATATAGCAATGCTCAGTCCTCGCAATTTAGCCCAGAAGAAATATATAGAACTTTTGTATTCAGCAGTTCCTATCATTATCGGCACTGGACCGGCTGGAACTGGTAAAACTCTCTTGGCGTGTCACGCAGCTTCAAAGGCTCTTGCGAGTGGTCGGGTTCAGAAACTCATTTTAACCCGACCAGCTGTGAGTGTGGATGAGCAGCATGGTTTTCTTCCCGGAAGTGTTGAAAAGAAGATGGATCCATGGACTCGCCCGATGTTTGACGCTTTGCACCGGTATATGAGTCCTAAAAAGGTGAATGAATATATTTACGACCGAAAGATTGAGATTTGTCCCTTGGCATATATGCGCGGAAGGACGTTTGATAACGCGTGGATTATTGGGGATGAGATGCAGAATAGCACACCTTCGCAAATGAAGATGCTCTTGACGCGTATTGGTGAAAATTCCAAGATGAGCATTGCCGGTGATGTGCAGCAATATGAGCGTGGGTTTGAACAGAATGGTCTATCTGATTTAATTGCAAGAATCTGTGAAAACTCAAATGATATTTCACATATTAAATTCAGTGATGATGATGTTGTCCGCAACCAGGTTATTAAGGAAATCCTTAATATGTACAAGTAATGGACGTCAGGAACCGTCTCACTGAACTGTCAAATCTCCGTGATATGGGGTTTTTCAAGGATCACGCGAAATATCTTCAAAAATTGAAGAGTGAAGGACTGGAACCCAAAGTTATATATGATATCGGGAGTTGCGTCCTTTACTGGACAAACGAGGCTAAAAATATATGGACCGATTCAAAGTACGTTCTGTTTGATGCTTTTGAACCTGCTGAGTTTCTGTACGAAGGCTATGATTATCATATAGGGGTCCTGAGTGATTCTACAAAAACAGTCGAGTGGTGGCAGAATGATATGATGCCTGGTGGAAACTCGTATTATCGCGAAATAGGTTGCACAGAATTTTTCAAGGATGGTATGAGTACTATCAGACCTACTAAAACTCTTGACGATGTTGTCAAGGAGCGAGGGTTTCCGCCACCAGACTTTATTAAAATTGATGTTCAAGGGTGCGAAGTTGATATACTCAAAGGCGCGACCGAAACTCTCAAGACTGTAAAGGACCTCGTGGTCGAGCTTCAACATAGTGAGTATAATAAGGGTGCGCCACAAGTCCAGGAGTCACTCCCTTTTATAGAATCTCTGGGATTCAAATGTGTTTCCCCTATGTTTGCATATAACGGACCGGACGCAGATTATCATTTTAAAAAAATAGACAAATAGTAAATGACTAAGAAGGGTGCTGTACTATCCTCGACCGATCCTCAAATTGTGACTAAAATTCTTTCACTAAACCCCAATTGGTATTATACTTGGGGTACCACTGCTATCCTCGGTCTTGAGAATATTCCATTCACCCCCATGTGTTGGGGATCTAAATCAGTTTCAAAATTAGGAGTACCAGTACCTACCCTTCTTGGATTCAATGAGCCGGATGGTGCGGCTCAGTCCAACCTGACTCCCCAGCAGGCTTTTAATTTATGGCCAAAATTAGAGGAGGCTTCGTCCCGTCTGGGAAGCCCCGCTATTGCGGGGAACGCTTCCAAGGCTGGGTCATGGTTGGAGACTTTTTCTAATTTTAATCCAAAATTAGATTTCGTGTGTGTGCACTGGTATGCTCCACCTAACGCTGACTCATTTTTAAAACAAATTGATACCATCCATGAGAAATACCAGAAGCCTATATGGATCACGGAGTTTGCCGTGGCTGACTGGGTTGGAAAGCACCCAGGCGGTTATGATATCAATTTAGTTTCAAAATTCATGATGGATGCCTGTGCTGGTCTCGAGTCTCGGGACTTTGTGGAACGGTACACATGGAAGACACGTACTTTATCTGACGCCAACCTTGGCACAAGCTCCCTATTCAATGACGACGGAACTCTCACGTCACTTGGTGCAATATACTCTCAATTATAACGGACCAGATGAAAAAAATCG